CCTCCGAAAGCCTTCCCGCTGATAGGCACGCCTATTACAGGAAGAGTGGTGTATGCGGCGGCGACGCCTGCAAGGTGGGCAGCAGAGCCTGCGCCGGCAATAATTACGGCTACACCGCGTTCTTTTGCCCCGGAAACATAGTCTGCAAGGAGCTTTGGAGCCCTGTGCGCGCTGATAACTTTCTTCTCGTATTCGACCCCGAAATCATCGAAAACGGTGAAAGCAGCCGACATGACTTCCAAGTCACTTGTCGACCCCATTATTATTGTTGCTTTCATAACTATTTTTCGAAAAAGAGTTTTGACAGAGTTATAGGGTCAACATACTTTCCGTCCTTGTAAACCCTCATATTACCGGCAGAGATTTCATCTATCAGCATCACCCCGGATTCCTTGTCGTAACCGAACTCGAATTTTATATCATATAGCGCAAGACCTCTTTCCGCCATCTCGTCAGCCACAATTTTTGTAATTCGCTGAGTCTGCGCCTTAATGTCATCATATTGTTTGTCGCTCATCACTCCGAGGTCCACAAGAGCGTCTTTTGTGACGAGAGGGTCTCCCTTGGCGTCGTTCTTGAAAGTCATTTCAACGTATGCCGGCAGGTCCGCGCCTTCCTCTATGTACTCTCCGTAACGGCGGTAGAAACTGCCCACGGCTTTATATCTGCAAATCACCTCCAGACCGTGTCCGAAAGGCTTAGCGGGAAGCACTTCCATTGCGGTGTTCTCCAAGTCCGCGCCCACATAATGGGTTTTGATGCCTGCAGCATTGATTTTTTCAAAGAAGTAGACTGACATGCGGAGATTGACCTCTCCGACACCTTCGATTGTGAGACCTACTGAATTTTCACCCGGATCGAAAACACCGTCTTTTCCGGTGCAATCGTCTTTAAATTTCAGGAGATAGTTGCCGCTTTCGAGAGCGTAAACGTTTTTGGTTTTGCCTGTGTAAAGGAGTTCCATATATGATGAAGAATTAAAGTGCGAAGTTAGAAAAATTCTTCTGCACTTTCAATTATTTCAAGGACAAAGTATGGAGCAAGTTATCAACACTTGCATGTTAAAAAAAAAATCCTAAATTTGTAACTTTCAAACTATAATCCATAAAAAATGAATAAACGTATTTTATTTACGCTTTTTGCAGGACTTTTCTTTGGGATCTGCGCCAATGCCCAAATTATAATAACAGAAAATTTTTTCGAAGGAGTCAGATATAATATAAAAGCCGAAGTACGGGACTCGTTGAGCAATGAGCCCATACCTTTTGCATCGGTATATCTCAAACACCCCAAAGACACAATCATCACAAATTTCGCTCTCACCGACACTCTCGGGAAGGTGGAATTGACAGATGTGGCGAAGGGAGATCACCTCGTATGCGTTGAGTTTATGGGGTACAAACCCTTTCAAAAGCGTATGTTCATACGCAAGAGCATAGATTTGAAAGTGCTGCGCTTGCAAATGGACAGAACAATTCTGGATGCCGCAAAAGTAACGGCGGCAGGACGTCCTATCGAAGTCAGGCAAGACACCATCATATATAATGCATCCGCTTTCAAAACTCTTTCCAATGACAATCTCGCGCAATTGCTAAAAAAGATGCCAGGCATAGAAGTCGGCAGCGACGGAACTGTCAAAGTGAACGGCAAGGCAGTCTCAAAGATTACAGTCGGAGGAAAGACTTTCTTTATGGGAAACAATAAGGCCGCGCTTGACAATCTCCCGGCAAAAATAGTGGATAAGGTAAAAGTAATAGACAAGGAATCCGAGACAGCGCAATTCTCAGGGATAAACGATGCCGAGAAACAGAAAGTGATGGATATTGAGTTGAAAGAAGAGTATAAAAAAGGCTGGTTCGGAAACTTGAAATTGGGCGCAGGACGCTCCGTGCCTGGAAAGAGCGACAACGAATTTCTGGAGAACAGGGATTTTCTCTACAGCGGCAACGGAATGTTCTCCGCATACGGGGAGAACACACAACTCACGGCAATCGCAGGGGCAGGCAATATAATCGAAAACGATAGCGGAGTTATTATTATCGGCACCGGAGATGACGCTCCAAGTCTCGGCTTTGACGGTATACACTCCCGCCGGAACGGAGGAGTCAACATCAATAGCAATGCAATAAAGGGGCTGGAAAGCAATGCATCATTAATTTTCAATTCCGACAACTCCGACACACACAAAAGAACAGACAGGACCACTTTCCGTGAAGGCAAGGACAATCTCTTCAACACATCAGAATCTTTTGGAGCCGGAAAAATGCATAAATTGACTGCAAGAGTGGAAATAGAGAACAAGAAAAAAGACAAGTATCTTTTTAAATTCAGTCCTAATATTTCTTTTCTCGATTATGTCAATCAGTCAAGAGATACTTCTTCAACCAGACTCGGAGATGCCTTGCAAAACCATTCCAAATCATATAATTTTGAAAAGTCACGTTCTTTTGCCGGCTCTTTTGCAGCTTCGGCAGGCATAAAAGATATAGGAAAGAAACGCCGGGCCCTTACTTTCAATGCAAATGGAAGCCTCGAAGGGAACAAAGGAGAAGCAGATGAGAATTCCAATACAACTTTTGACGTATCTGGAACTGAAACAAAACGTTATTTGCATTATGATAAGAAAGCTTCCGTTTATTTTGTTCGAAGCGGTCTGAATTACGTAGAGCCAATAGGGGAAAATTGGGCTGTGAATACTTCTTTAATCAGTTCATACAAAGTCAAAAAATCAGCGAACAATGCTTTCAACGGCAATTCAGGCACAGCCAATGAATACTACAGTTCCATTTCGGGAAACCGCTATTTCACCAATATGGCTACACTCCTTGCCCAATACTCCCAAGGAAGAAACTCAGTGCAAATAGGCGCTTCAGGACAATTCTACAAGAGTGAGAATTATGCAAAATCTTATGGGCTCGACACAAGAACGGGGGTTGATGAATGGCTTAGCGTATTCTCCCCTTTCATAAGAGTCAACGCATACGACAAAAATAAAAACAGATATTCCATCTGGTTGAATAGCGAAACCACAAATCCGGCTGCTTCAAGCATAGTGCCGACTTTCAACATAGTGAATCCTACCAGAATCTCCGCAGGAAATATCTATCTTAAACCGGTCTCGACATATTACGTTTCACTCAACACTTATGGCAATATAAGAAAGAAGGGTAGCTGGAATATGTATTTATCGAACAGAATAATATCAAAGGGTGAGGTATCAGCAGTATGGTTTGACGAGAACAGTATAAGGTATTCCATACCTGTAAATACACAAAAACCTACATACAACTGCTATTTTGGCATATCCGCAAACTACCCTTTGCTGGATGACGGATTGTTGCGCTTCTCATACAATGGTGATTTTAATCTGTCAAAGACCACCAGCTATCAAAGCAAGGCGCCCCTTGCAGGAATCAACATAGATGCATTCGACTACACTTCATTTATGGCATCCTTTTGGGGTGATGAACACGGCAATCGCTTCTACTCGGGACTGAGCGGATTCCGGGAAAGCAGCACAAAAAACAAGCGCATCTGGCACAAAATTGATTTCAGCAGCACAATAGGCGATTTTCAACTGAAACTCGCAGCCTCAATTCTGAATAACAGCTCCGAGTATTCTCTTGATCCGAGGGCAAATACCAATGTGTGGCATAATTTAATCACATTCGAGCCTACTTACGCATCTGAAAAAGGCTACCAAATACGCACGGTCTGGGCTTACAATATGAGGAAAGGATACGGTGCCGGCTATGACGAAAACTACTTGCAATGGAATATGTCCGTTTCGAAGAACATAAAGGCATTCACTTTCAGCATCACTGGAAATGACCTTCTTAATTCAAGACGTTCATACACTCACGATGTGTCAGAGGAATATGTTCAGGACAGCTACACCAACACAATCGGCCGTTACATACTCTTCTCCATAACTTGGAACTTCGGCAAAATGAACGCCTCAAAGAGCGGAGCCGCCCAGCAGGCGATGTGGAATATGCTTTGGTAGATATTTAAGAAGTATGGTCAAGTGGTCAGGTTCACCATACTACTGCCGTCCGGGCAGTTTAAAAGAAGAGAAGAGGGCTACATATCATATGCATTTACATTCACGGCAGGCACATGTTTGAATTTCCCGAAGCGCCAGTACAGGCGGAACATATAACTGCGCCCCAGACGTTCGGCATAATTGTGCTGAATAAAGTTTGTGTTGACAATTGTGCTCTGCATCATTCCCCCTTTATGGAATATATCAGTAACGCTTAACGAAACGCCAATGTGCGTACGCTTGAAGTATTTTGAAATCGACAGTTCCCCACTTGGCTCAAGAATTGTTTTGGATGCTTGTACGGAAGTCAAAGACGGTCTCAAATTAACAACGGTGGACAAATCGAACCAATTATTATACCAATTCAGCATAGTCGAAAAACTCGGCGTATCATAAGTGTTTCTCAAGCCCGACGGCAAGATGGAAATATTCCTGCTATATGAGCCGAGAAGTGAACCATTGCATGATTTTCCGAACTTGAACATTATCATTGTATTCAAGCCGTATGATTCGAATTGACCGACATTGAACAGTGAATTGACAGCAATTCCATCTGCGGAGGCGTTAAGGATTCTGGCAATTTTGTCAGTAGTCTTACTATATGACACGCCGATTTTAACATTGCTGAAAATGGCGAAATTGGGCATAATCATATATGATAGGGAATATGAATCTCTCCTCTCCCCTTTCAGGTTCGGATTTCCCGTTCGGACATTGTAAGGGTTCGTTTTGTCTTCGTAAGGATTAAGTTGATTGACATCCGGACGCTTTACACTTTTTGTATATCCAAATGCCAGAGAACTCCTTTTGAAGCGCCAACTCAGATTTGCCATCGGATCCTTCTTGAATGAATCATATTCCAATGGAGAATAAACAGCTTCATTTAAATAGCTGCCTTTGTTGGACAGGTACTCATTTCTAAGACTGAAAACATATCCAAGTCTTCCTCCAAGAGCACTGCCAAGCATTGAGATATCAAGGAAGACTATATTTTGAATATAATCCAGCCCCTTTATAGACAAATTAGACGTGGATATATTATCATAATATCTGCTGAAAAATCCTCCTTTGAACATAAAGGATGATTTGATTGGTTTCACCATTAAATCAGAAAAATTAAAGCTTGCTATTGCCCTGTGCTCCTTCATTCCGGAAGACGAAAACTGCGTATATGAAGGGTATTCATGCCCAATCTCATTTCGGGAATTCATGTATGCATACTCTATCTGCCACTTATTCTTCCTTAGCCCCCTTATGCCGATTGGGGTACCGAAAGAGCCCGACAGGCGCATAGCGCCGTTTAACCTGAAAGGTGCTTTGGAAAAACCTTTAGCCATTGTTATATCCTCGCTGACAGTATTGTCGGTTTTTGTCAAGATAGTTCCTGTTTCGCTGTAGGAAGTTCCATTTGAATAAGAAGTATTCAAAGATGCATTGAAGCGAATGTTGCCGTCAGCGAAGTTTCTGAAAAGATTGGTGGATATGATATGTGAATTTGACTTTTCCCAAACGGAATTGCTGCTTTCCACCTTACATACTCCCGCGGACATATCTGTCAACTCTCTGACGCTCCGGTTTGTCAGGGATGGTGCTCCGGCATAATCATAATCATATCCAAAACCTATTCCGATGAGCGGAGTATTGATTACGGCATCGACTGAGGGGGAGTATCGGTTTTTAGTTGTCGCCATCATCTCAAGATTTGAGGCGAATCCATAAGGAAGGTCCTTTGCCAAAGAAATAAGAAGAATCGGCAGGTCATTATTGTACTCCGCATCGCCCGGAAGCACTACCTCAAACTTCTTCATATAGTCAGCCTTAATAAATTCCATAGGATACTGCCTGCTCTTATTTACCAGACCGCTTTCAGTGTTATTTATGAGAATACGGGAGAAGTCCTTGTTGTCATATTTCAGTTTCCCATCGCGTGAAGCCATTCTAAGGTCCGGAACACGGGATATCATCTCCGTCATACTGATTTTCGATGCATCCGGGTCCTTAGAAACATCATAAGTAATTCTTGTACCATTCCGGCTGATAAAAGACTCTGATTGGATATTGGAAGCGGCTATTTCCTCTCCAATTTCCAAAGTGATACTTCCTAGATTAACATTTTTTCCTTCAACATTGACTTCAAGCTCTTTTGATTTATACCCCATGGTCTCAATTAGAATTTTATATACACCATCGGCAGCATAGAATCTGAAAACACCATTCTCTAAAGTGATGGTATTCTTCACTCCGTAAGCTATATTGGAACTTATATAAATCTTACAGAACGCAAGGGGAGTGTTGCTTTTACCTGTCTTTGCAACAACCTTACCTCTTACCTCCCTGGTATCCTCCGGCGCTTCAGACTCCGTCACCGAAGCTGTATTTCCACTTCTAATTTTAATGCGCGGTGCTGACTCTCCTCTTACGGAAGACTCAGGCTTGAGGTAAATTTCATCAATTACAAGATCTTGATTGTTTACAACAAATTTTAAACGTCTCAAAAGGAAAGAATCCTTATGAAAAACAATGGCATAATTCCCGTTAGCCAACTTAACAAGATACTTCCCTTCCCCGTCGGACAAGGCTCGCGCAACAATCCTTTTATTTTGTCCCTGAATGCTAACCTGAACATCCTTCAAAGGAAGTCTGCTACCTTCTTCACGAACTATCCCCGATATGGAGTACTCCGCAATTCCCTGCGAATAAGTGTCAGTGAAAAGAAAGCAGAAAACAAGGCAGAGTACAACTCTTTTCAGAAAAGAGGAACTAGCCTGTATAATCTCCATCCGATAAGCAGAAATGATAAACGATGTCGACATAGGTATCAACGGTCATCATATCGAAGTTAATAAGGGCATCTTCAATATTGAACTCTATTTGAAAAAAATCTTGGGTTTCCCAAATAATATTGAGCATACCTAATGAATCTATGCCTAAATCTATCAGTAATTCTTCACCTTGAAGAGCACTCGGATTACATCCTATCTCATCAGCAATAATTGATACAACTATTATTTTAACCTCGGTCTTATTATAATTAAAAGGGGAGACTCTAGATTGAGGAGTAATATCACCAAAAGAAGCCGATGCTGCAGCTTTAGATTCATTAAATGTTGCCAATGAAAGGGCAAAAAATGTAGCCAAAGTAATGTACTTGATTCTCATATATGTTAAGTTTAAATTACCAAAGTCAAGTACTTTGATTTTCAAGTTAAATAAAGACCGCTTTGTTTGCGAATTTAATCTTCTTTTTTCTTTTTACAAAATTTATTGTTAGGCAGATTATAAACTATCAAATGCAGGAAAATAAAAAAGCGACCCCGGAATATTTCCGGAGTCGCTTTTGCTCCCCTTCTAGGAGATGAATAGCCAGTATGAGAGTACAAAGACTGCATTCATTTGTCATTGTTTGTGGCCAAAGAGTCGAAACCATCAACCAGATTGGCGGTTTGGTCATTATTTTCGGTACTGCACTCGGTACTGCAAGGTTTTGTGAAGAACTTATGGTTCTGCAGAAGTTCTGCGTTCTCTGCCTCTGAAATCTTGATGTACTTGAGGAAGGATGCCTCAGACTTGTGGCCGGTAATCTTCATTATGGATATTGCGGGTATTCCGGACTTGTAAGCATTGGTTGCAAATGACCTTCTTGCGGTATGTGTGCATACGAACTTGTACTTTGGTCCGGTCACAGTGATTGGCTTTCCTGCCTCGTTCTTGATGAGTGTGACTTCCTGGTCTATGCCTGCTAGCATAGCCACGTCCTTGATCTGATGGTTTACCTTTTGGCCGAACATTGACGTTGAGAAGTCATACCCTCTGTCGATGATTTCCTTGACCACCCAGTGAATAGGAATGACGGATTTGATTCCGGTCTTTTGTGCCTGGATTGTTATGGTATCTCCGATGTTCTCCTTGTCAAGTCTTGAGTAGTCTGAATACCGCAGTCCGGTGAATGCTCCGATAAGGAACATATCTCTTGCCTTGTTCATCGCACGCACCTTCTTTGCGATGTCCCAGTGTGCGGTATCTTTGATTTTGGACTTGACCCGTTCTTCAGTAATGACAAGGTTGTGCATCTTCAGCAGTTCTTCCTCTGTCAGATAGATGTTGTCCACGTTTACCTGCGTGGAAACGAAGTTGCGGTTCTTTGTCCCATCACTATCGTGAATCTTGTCCACCTGGCGAGCTTCGTTGACCACAACCTTGAGTATCTTGATGATGGTGCCGAAATAGTTGGCAGAATAGTTCTGCTTGTAGAACCACCTCTCGAACTTGTTGTAGAAGTTGATGTCGATGTCCTCAAAGTAGAAGGTGCGTTTGCATTCATCCTCATACCTCTTGATGAGGTTGAGTGCGTTTCTGTATTGCTTGACTCTTGTTTTGCTCCGTGTTCCGTCATACCTCTCAATGAACGTTTCAAAGTATTTGAGAAGAGGAGGATGCTCAGTGTTGGTACTCTGATAGCGCTTCTGAGATAGAATAGAAAGGAACTCATCTTTGGCCGGCACGTAGGCTCTGTCCTTGAAGTAGGCGATAGCCTCGTTTCCTGCCTTTTCCCAGGCCTCAAGTTGGTCATTGATATAACTATCCTCCGGATTAGTTGAAGTGACTCTGACGCGCCTCTTTTTATCGTTCCATTTGGACGGGGCTATGCCCTCTCCGATACACTTCCGAAACTTGGAGCCTCGGAAGCATATCAGAATGGAGATTGGCGATTTCTCACGTTCAGGGTTTGTGAGGAAGAAGGTAATCATCTCTGCATATCTCCTTTTCCGAAGAACAGCCAGTCGAGAGAGATGTTGTAGTCACGTGCTATATAGTACAGATACTCGACTTTGATGCGTTTGTCATCAGGATGGTTCTTTGACCAGGACATAGAGAACCTGCTTACGTTCCACTCCTTTGCAAGTGTGCCCAATCCACGAATTTGCTTTGTGGACTGCAAGTGTTCGGTTGCCAAATAGAATCGGTTGGCAATCTCCTTTGATATTGAAGGAATCTCTGATTTAGGCATAATCACTGGAGTTTTGCAAGTCTGTTGGTGAAGAACTCAGCCTCATTGGTGTTCTTGAGGTCGGCTATGGCCTTGTTTATGACACGCAGTTCGTTGGCTCTGTCCCCACGCCTACGATAAAGTATTGCGAGTCGCTTATATGGATGAATAGTAACATACACTCCGTCTTTGATGTTTTGTTCGTAGATGTCGATTGCCTCCTGCTCTGAACCGTTGCGTTCTGCTGCTATGCCCTTGTTGTTCATCTCTGCGGCCATAATGAGCAAATGTTCGTATTGTACACGTTTGTCCTTGATTTCCTGTATTGCCTTGAATGTAGTGTCTTGTATTGTATAATACGAATCCCCTTTGAGAGATGCCAGTTCGAGTTTGTCCCAAAGCTGTTCCGGAATGTCAACGTTGTATTCGGATATGAAGTTGTCGATATTGATTTTCATAATGCGTTCTGTTTTTCGATGATTGTTATGAGTCTGTCGAGTTGATCCTGCTGTCTGGAGATAATCTTTCGGAACTCCCTCAGTTCTTCGAGGAAGTCTGCGTTGGTGACAACGGATTGGATGTTATTGTTGTTTCCTATCTTCTCAGCAGTGAAGGTGTTGTTCTGAATGACGTGATTGTCACGCAGCATCTCTCCTTCTCCAGTCTTGAGCCAGTCAGGGTTGAAGTCCTCGAAAGATGTGCCTATTCTGAAGATGAACAGATTGTCTGTGAGGTATCTTTCGGAGCCGTTGAAAGCCTGGGATATTGTAGAATAGTTGACTCCCAGTTTCTCAGCAAATTCCTTCTTTGTGCGTACCACTCCGTTGAATCGGAGTAGGTCATAGATTTTGTTTAATTGTTCGAGCCGTGTCATAGTAGAACCTAAAATTTGTAATTTACAAAGGAAAAGTTTGGATAATCCAAATAAAATGTGTAGCTTTGCACTTACATAATTATAATATCACAAATGTAGTAAAAGTTTGTATAATCTGAATGTTATGGGACTGAAAAGTTATTACGAAGCATTGCCATCATCCATCTCTCCAAAGCAGGAGTTTGTGACGGAAGTGGCCACAGTGTGCGGAGTCTGTGAGCAGGCTGTACGCAACTGGGTAAAGGGTAGAGCAAAGCCTGACAATCCGAAGCATATCGAGGTCTTGGCAAAAGTCACTGGTATTCCTGCTGAACAGTTGTTTGGATAATGGATTACGAGAACGTCATAGAGCAAGTTGCATCACTGGTTTGTCGCAACAGAGAGCTTGAGGCCAAGTTGGAGAGTATCGAGCATACCTCAGTATTGGTTGACAAGTTCTACAACGTTGCGATGACCACAGAAATGGTGGCAAGGCTGCACTCGGTGTCTGAAGCACTTGTTCGCAAGTACATCAAGTTGGGTATGATTGAAACGCACCCAATGAGTACAGATGCCAAGTTGTTGGTCAGGGCATCTGATGCGTTGACTCTTGACTTCAGAATGATGAAATTCTCCGCAAGGGAGAGAAACAATAAGTAAGTTATGAAAGATGTAAGAATCAAGAAGATGCAACTGGAGAACTTCAAGGGTTTCAGTTGCTATGAGGTCAGCTTCGATTCAATCGAAACTAACCTGGCCGGACGTAACGGTTCCGGAAAGACCTGTCTGTACGATGGCTTCCTTTGGCTGCTGACTGGTAAGGACTCAAAGGGAAACGAAAGTTTCAAGGTTCAGCCGGTGGATGAGCACAACGTGACCATCCCAAAGTTGAAGACCACAGTCACAGCAGAGTTCGAGATTGACGGTGTTACTCATACTTTCTCGAAGACTCTGAAGCAGAAGTGGGTTACTCCTAGAGGAAAAGATGCAGAGGTCCTGCAGGGCAACGAAAGCGGTTACTTCATTGATGACACTCCGCTTACGATGACTGAGTACACGAAGCGAATCAAGGAGTTCTTCTGCGAGATGGATGACTTCAAGCTGATAACGAACATCTATGGTTTCTTCAGCCTTCCGGTCAAGGATCAGAGAGCTTTGTTGGTCAAGATGGCAGGAGATATGCCGGACATCCTCACTGAGAAAAGTTATCCTCATCTGTTCGAGAAGTTCCAGTCAGTAGGCAACATTGATGACATCCAGAAGCAGTGTCTGTTTGCTATCAAGGAACTGACAACGAAGAAAGATGGAATCCCTTACCGCCTCACTGAGAATGAAAGAGATATGCCAAATAGAGATTTCGATACTCTGAAAGATGAGAAGAACACACTGGACCGTAGGATTTCAGAAATTGACGGAATCCTTCAGAGGCACGCAGAAGCCAACACCTCTCTGTTCAACCAGGAGTTCAGCAAGCAGAAGGAATTGTCTGATATAGAAGGTCAGATTATGGAGGCTGAAACTAGTTTCACTAGAACAAGGCAGGAAGCCATCAATAAGTTTCAGTCAGCATATAGCGACATCCACAGAAAGGTTGAGAGTTGCCAGGCAGACATCCGGAACTACAAAAGCATAAGTGAGCAAATAAGGACAAGATTGGATTCCCAGACTGCACGAATCAAGCAGTTGGGAAGCGACTTGTCGGAACTTAACTCAAAGATGTTTGACAGCGAGATTGAGTCAATCTGTCCTACTTGTCAGAGGCCGTTCAGCGAAGACGAGATTGCAGAGAAGAAGAACGTCCTGGTCAAGAAGTTCAATGAGGATAAGGTCAAGAGGCTGAAGGCAATAGCAGACGAAGGCAACAAGGTTGCTGAACTGAAGAAGCAGACAAAGCAGGAATTGTCTGACATCCTCAAGAAGATAGTGGAGGCAGAAGAAATCCTCAAAGGTCTTGTGGCCCAGGAAACAGAGGCAAGGAACAAGCTGACAGCAGTCCCTTCGATAGATGCTCTCAAGAACGCAAGTGCAGACTACTACACTCTGATTCAGAAAAGGACAGAGCTTAGGAGTCTGAAGGAGGAAAGCAAGAAGGTTCCTCAGATGTCAGAAGATGATCAGAAACTAGAAGACGAGAAGGCTGCTCTGAAGGCAAGGCTTCACGATGTCATCTCATTCCTGGCAGAAGAAAAGATGATTGATAAGGTCATCAAGAGAAGGAATGAACTTGAGGCTGAGGCCACAGATATTGCCTCGAAGATAGCAGAGCAGGAACAGTTGCTCTCTGAAATCCGGAACTATCAGAAGGAGAACATCAATGCTGTCGAAGCAAAGATAGCCTCTATGTTCACGATGGTCAAGTTCCAGATGTATGAGAAGAACCTTACGAATGATGGAGAGAAGGAGATTTGTGAGTGCCTTGTAGGTGGTGTTCCGTATTCTCTGAATCTGAACACAGCCAGTAAGTTCAATGCCGGAATAGATCTGTGCAACACAGTATCAAGGTGGCTTGGCATCTCTATGCCGATATGGATTGATAACAAGGAAAGTGTTTCAAAGTTGATAGCGACACCTTCCCAGTTAATCACTCTGTCAGTTGACGAAAACTGCGAAATTCTTGCGGTTAAGTAATTGGTAATCAAATAATTATACGTAGATTTACATATCCGTTAAACCTTAAAAGTAAGTAAGTTATGGAAGAAAAAAATCAGAACGGACAGCAGGTTCAAGTTGTCCAACCCACAGAGCTTGACGTTATCAGAGTCAAGCAAGCAGCAGAGTTCGCACTGACACCAGTCGGACAGCAAATCAAGCAGTTTGAAACTCAGCAGAGGATGGCGCAGATGTACGCCACCTCTACCATAGTTCCGGACACGTACAAGGGTAATCTCGGAAACTGCGTGATTGCCCTGGATATGAGTATGAGGATGCAGGTCAACCCTCTGATGGTTATGCAGAACCTCTACGTTGTTCACGGTATTCCGAGTTTCAGCAGCAAGTTCCTCATCGCTACGGTCAATGCTTGTGGCCGTTTCACTCCACTCAGATATGAGTTCAAGGGAGAAGAAGGAAAGGATAGCTGGTCCTGCAGGTGCTATGCCTATGAGTCCTCAGACAAGAACCACAAGGAGCCTCTGTACGGTGACTGGATTTCAATCGGAATGGCCAAGTCGGAAGGATGGTACGGAAAGTCAGGAAGCAAGTGGCAGACAATGCCAGGTCAGATGCTCAGATACAGAGCAGCAGCCTTTTGGCAGAGGTCTTACGCACCGGAGATTTCGATGGGATTCCTCTCAACTGAGGAAGCTCAGGACATCGACGATCAGACTCAAGTTAAAGACCAGGTTGCTACAGAGATAAGCAACAATGCCAACAAGGAGGAGATTGCCATTCAGCCTGCACCTCAGAAGCAGAAGGTTGAAGTTGAGCAACCAGTAGGCGAATCAAGTGACATCCCGGCATTTATGCAGCAGTAATGAGGCTCAGAGTGCTTAATAGCGGAAGCAAGGCAAACGGCTATCTTCTGTATAACGATAGCGAGGCTTTGGTGATAGAGTGCGGTTGTCCGTATTCCAGTTGCCTTGAAGCCTTAGACTTCGACAGAAAGAAGATAGTCGGAGCCTTTGTATCGCACGAGCACGGTGACCACGCAAAGTTTGTTGACCAGTATCTGAATGCAGGTATCAAGGTTTATGCTTCTCAAGGAACGATAGACTCACTGGAGGTGAAGTCGGCATACAAGCCTAGAGTCATTGCTAACAAGCAGTGCATCACTGTCGGTGAGTTTACCGTTTGTGCCTTCAGCACGAAGCACGATTCAGCAGAACCGATGGGATTCCTGGTAGTTCACGAAGACTTGGGTACTCTGTTGTTTGCCACAGATACCTACTACTTGGAGTACAAGTTTGCAGGTCTTACGGCTGTGATGATTGAATGCAACTATGACTTGGGAATCCTGGATGAGAACGTTAACAACGGAGTCATCAAGAAATTCGTAAGAGATAGGGTTCTCAAGTCGCATATGTCTTTGGAAACAACCATTTCCACCCTCAAGGCCAATGACCTCACAAGGGTTAATAAGGTTGTCCTTCTGCACCTCTCGAACCACAACTCCAACCCGGAGATGTTCAGAGAGAAGGTTGAGCAGGAGGTTGGTAAGGTTGTATTTGTAGCAGAAAAAGGTCTAGATATAAATTTGAATGAGTTATGACAAAGGAAGAACTTGAAAGCATCAATGCTGAAGTGCAGAAGATGGAAGACTTCTTGTCGGACGAGAACGTGACGGATGATCCGAATGCCCTGGCATACAGACTGACCACACTGAACGCATATATGGCTAGAAGCGGTGCCCTGCTTGCGATAGCGAAGTATGAGCAGGACAAGCAGATTGCAGAGGTGTTCATCAGAGAGTCCAAGTTGGTCACGAAGATGCCAGCCACAGTAGCGACCAAGTATGTTTCCTCGATGTGCTTTGAGGAGAACCTGCTTGTGAACAGACTGGACAGAATCAACAGAGATTGCGTCCACCACTCGGATAACATAAGGACGCAGATTTCCTTCGCAAAGCAGCAGATGGCCCTTGAGAGGACAGGGTATTAAGTAAGTAATGAGTAAAGTAAGTAAGTTATGTACACACAAGTTAATGACAACCCCAATGAGGTTAGTTGCGCCTCACAGAACGCACGTATTCTTGCGTATATGCAGAAAGGCAACAGAATCACAGCACTGGAAGCATTGAAGCTGTTTGGTTGCTTCAGATTAGCAAGTAGAATCTCTGATCTGAGGAAGGACAATGACATCAAGGACCAGTTCGTAAAGCTGTCAAACGGTAAAAGAGTCAAGCAGTATTTCATTGAAAGTGAATCGTAGGCTATGGGAAGGAATAGGAAAAAAGGTCTTGACTTCTTTCCTTTCGATGTTGACTTTTTCGAGGATATAAAGGTCAGAAAGTTAATCAAGTATCAGAGTGCAAAGGCGGTGACGGTCTATGCTCTCCTGCTCTGTATTATCTATAGGAATGGGTACTACATTAGGTGGGACGAAGAACTGCCATTCATAATCTCGGAGAAGACCGGGTATGAAGAAGGCTACATCAAGGAAGTCATTAAGTGTCTTGCTCAACTCGGACTGATTGACTGTGCTATGTTTGAGCACGGAATTTTGACCTCTAGAAGCATCCAGGAACGTTATCACAGAATCTGTATTGATGCCAGGAGATGCTGCGATATTCTTGAATATAATCTGATTTCTTCGGAAGAAATGCAAGTTTCTTCGGAGGAAATAGAAATAAACTCTGCGGAAAGTGCACAAAGAAAAGAAAAGGAAAGTAAAGTAAAGAATAGTAAAGAAGATATAGAGAGTGAGGATGTGTCTTGCGACAATCCTCCAATTCCTTCGATTTCGGTAGAATTAGAAGTTCCTAAGAGTATAAGCAGGAAAGACCTCAAAGATACCTTGCAGAAGCGAATAGATCAGTTCTACCAGTCGCTGATACCGTATCTAGGAGAGTTCTCTAGAGAGATTCTTCGTGATTTCTTCAACTACTGGTCGGAGCCAAACAAGTCTAAGACAAAGATGAAGTGGGAGATGGAGAAGACCTGGGATTTGCATAGAAGATTGCTCAAATGGCAGAGCAATGATGACAAGTGGCATAAGTCAGGTTCTCCTATGAAGCGAGGTATGACTATCCTTGAGGCTGTAGGTTCTGTTCAGCCAGTTCCTCAGACAGCACTGGAAACCATAGATGTAAAACAGTTAATGGGAGGAGATTAGTATGGACAACAAGTTTATCAAGGTTCTCATAGAGGAAGGCCCTCTGTTGGTTGAGCATCCTCAGTCACTGGAATTGGTCACTGCTTGCATCAAGGAAGCATTCATCAAGACTGGACTGCACAGAAGGATGACTCCGGATCAGTTCTCGCAGGAGGTGAACATCAATGCAGCTTTGCTTCTGAAGGACATATCAGAAGACAAGAAGTTCAGACATCTGAGAGCAAAGGAGTTGAACTATTGCTTCTCGAATGGCCTCAAAGGAAGGCTAGGTTCTGACAAGGACATAGACCTTACCTATAAAAGCCTTGTAAGATGGATCGAGGGTTATATCACACACGATGAGAGAAAGATTGCTATGCGTGATTACATAGATAGCCAAAGGCCCAAGCCTAAGCAGTTGCCTCCTGCACCCTATAACGGTGTTCGTGACATCAAGGCATCCTTCTCAGACTTTTGCGAGTTCCAGGAGAAGAAGAAAGAACGTCAAAAGAAGATTGATGAGTACCGGAAGCACGGTTGGAAGCCTCCAAAGGATGACGGATTTAAGACCATCGGAGAGATTGGAGGTGTCTCCTTCAGTTGCCAGGATTGGGGCAAGATCAAGATTGGTTTCCTCACTGAGAGAGGCATAGCCAAAGAAGGAGAAAGCCTTATTGATGTATTCGATAGACTCTACAAGGTCAAAGGCGAACATTCGTTTGACGATTTGAAGTAAAATGCAAATAATTTGTGTAAAATGCTGAAAATCAAGGTGATATGTTTGTATAATCCAAACTTTATTTGTAGATTTGCAATACAATAAAACACCAAAGAAGTAAGTTATGAAAGCAAGAATCGCAAAGAATGACAAGTTTGAAACAGTAGGTTTTCAGATTGAGTCCAATGGTCAAAGAGTGTTCAACTGGGGTTTGCAGGCAGATACAGCCTTCTACTTCGTCAAAGAGGTCAACATCAAGGACTGGGAAACAGACCTCATCAATCTGATAAGACTTGATGAGAAGAAGACAGAGCTTAACCACTTTATCTCCTCCTTCTTCAGTGTCATCTCCAAGAATCAGAGAGTGGTCTATCTGTGCAACAAGGAAAGCCTGGGATTCAACTTCCGGGACATAGATGAGCAGATAGAGCAGATTGATAAGCAAATCAAGAACATCATCGACAACGTAAAGTAGGAGGACCTGGATATGAAGAAGACGTACACGCCACCAACGAAAGAGCAGTCACTAGCATCCTTGAAAGCCTGGGAGGAAGCAGAGAACAGAGCCAACACATCGGACTGGGACAAATACGAAGAACTTGAAGCTATGGACGCTGAGGCAAAGAGGCTTATGAAAGCTATCATCCCTCACATCGGAATGCACTGCACGATGTTCTACTACTCGGATTCAAGGGCATCCACAGTTGTAGATATGTTCTCAGACACGAAGATTGTAGTCAGACACAATCAGACAAAGTGCCTAGACTTCTATGCAGGAAACTATGAAATCCTGCCGGAACTGGAAGGAGGCGAATATGTATTCACTAAAAGAAAGAACGGAGTCTGGTGCCTGGAAGGTCAGCCATCTAGAGATGGAGTTCTTCTGTTGCTGACTTGTTGGCACCATTACATTGATCCGGAGTTTTGAGTTGAACCAAAGTAAAGTAAGTAAGTTATGAGAATCCTTCAGAAAATAGTTGAGTGGTCAATGAGAGTAATGGGTATAATGATGCTCCTGACAGCAGTAGTTGCATTCTTCGCAATGTTTTGGAAAGGTCTATATTGCCTCGGAGTTGCATTCGTATCGTTTCTGTTGTCGCAGGTATGCTTCGTCAATGCCAATGATACGAAGGCTATGTTTGACAATCTAACAGAGGAGAAGTAGTTATGACAGACGTTATAGACAGATTCATCACAGAGCGAGTCTATGAGATTCAGCAGATAATCCCACTGGAAGACAAGAAGACTCTAGGAACTGACGTTTACCTAGTGAGGAACTACGGATTCCGGGACAACCTTATTGTTCGCAGTCTTATAGACAAGCTATATGAGTCGCACAGTCTTCCTCAGTCCATAGCGAAGATACTTCATAACGAAGGTGACTCACTGGATATAATCTACAGAGATGGTGACGATACGTTATGTGTAAGAGCCACAGTAAGAATCTTGAACAGAGAAATGGAATAACAGTAATAGTAAGTAAGTTATGGCACAGAGTACAGAAACCAAGAAGTCGAGTGTAAGCACTAGCTTCAAGAACACCATCAAGAAGTATCTTGATGACATCGCAGGCAGAGATGACAACTTTGCCAAGTTTTATAAGAACAGCCCTTCCAAGTCCATTGATGAGTGCTGCGAGTATATCGTCAGCCAGGCCAAAGCAAACGGTTGTGCAGGCTACTCAGATGAGGAGGTCTTCGGTTGGGCCATCCACTACTGGGAGGAAGCAGACCTCAAGGTAGAGTCGGTAGGATGTCAGAAGGTTGTTGTCAACCACCACGTTGAACTGACAGAGGAGGAGATTGCAGAAGCAAGGAAAGCAGCCATTTTCAAAGTCCAGAGAGATTTTGAGGAGAAGATGACCAAGAAGCCGACACCTAAGAAGCAGGTTGTCAAAGAGGCTGAGCAGGAGCAGTTGACATTGTTCTAAAATGAAGCCTAGAACGAAGAATCAGCGAGAGGTCGACAAGTTGGTCCACCTGATAGGTTTACCCTCGCAGAATCAAACGAAATGGGTCAACAAAGCAGTGTTTGAGAAGAAGGCCTACTCAACCACAAAGAGAAGATGGTGCAGCGAATGCGGCCAGTTCCATCTGGTTGCAGATGTTCCGGAGAAGAAGGGATATGTGACTTGCCCCAACTGCGGAGCGAAGCTCAAGGTTATAATGTCGAAGGCCTGGAGGCACACAGACTGCGAGTACTATGGCGCATTGACTACGACTCACGGTTGGACAATCTACAGACTTTTCCTGGGATTAAAGCAGATGGTGAAGAACAAGCCTGCGACCTACGATTATTTCGAGGTCCAGGACAGATGGCTGAAGCCGGGATGCACCCAGGTCATCTATGAAAGGAGATTGGCAGGACTTGGATGCCACTACAGAGTCCATCCCTACGACCTCGGAAGCGGACTGATTCTCAAGGAGGAATCAAGGGTGTCTATAGGAATCCTCCCAATCTATCCTCTGTCGAGAATAGATGCCTCCTACGCGAAATACGGTATCTCTATGGACTTCCACGATGAAGTTCCTATCGATGTACTGACAGAGGTGACGAACAACAGTCAGGCTGAAACTCTCTGGAAAGCCGGTATGTACAATGTTTTCCACAAGTTCTTCTGCACTGGCAGTTACGGCCACAAAGTTGATGCTTACTGGGACTCTCTCAAGATTTGTTTTAGGAACCAGTACAAGATTGCCGATGTGGATTCCTGGATTGACTACATCGATGCTCTGAAGGCGATAGGTCTTGACACTCGAAACTCATTCTATGTTTGTCCGAAGGACTTTGCTCAGGCCCACGAAAGAATCATAGACAGAAAGGCAAGAAAGGAGATGCGTATGGAGATGTCGGCATTGTCGGACAAGAACATCAAGTACAAGGAGAGGATCAGCAGATTCAAGAATATGCGCATCACAGATGGCACGATTGCGCTCATTGTCCTCCCGGACATCAAGGAGTTCAAGAAGGAAGGAGATTATCTGCATCACTGCGTGTACAAGATGAAGTATTATGACAAGAAGTCCTCTCTGATTATGTCGGCACGTATAGACGGTCAGAGAATAGAAATCATAGAGGTCAGTCTGAAGGATTATTGTGTGCTCCAGTGTCACGGAAACCATAATCAACCATCAGAGTACCACGATGAGATAATGAGCCTGGTAAAAGGAAATATGCAGGTCATAAAGAAGTTCAACAATGGAAAGGTCAGTTCACGCGCATAACTGGAAGAACTTGACCGGGCAAAGGTTCGGAAGACTGGTGGTCCTGGAGGAAACGGACATCTCAGACAACAGAACAACGGTATGGAAGTGCAAATGCGATTGTGGAACAGAATGCGACATCCTGGCAACCAACCTCACAAGAGGAGTCACAAGGTCTTGCGGCTGTCTTCGCAGAGAGAGAACGATTCGTTTCAACCATTCAAAGATGGGTACTCACTGGTGAACAAAATGGTCAAAAACGGTGATTATAGAACATTTTTCGGTGCAAATGTGTTGCGATTTGAAGCACTTTGTTAACTTTGCGGTATGAAGTACGATAACATCATAGCGATTGATCCGGACAGAGAGAAGTCTGGTGTCGCTTATCTCCAAACAGCCACCAAGAAGCTAGAGGCAACCTCCATTGATTTTCCAAGTCTGCTAGACTATCTCCAGTTCTGCAAGAAGAAAGCAGAGGAGAGCGGAGAGTCGCTAGTGATTGTTGTGGAAGCAGGATGGATGGTCAGCAAGTCGAACTACCACCCCTATCAAGGTCATAGAGCAGAGAAAATCTCGAAGGATGTCGGTGCCAATCACGAAACTGGAAGAAAGATTTGTGAGATGGCAAGGCACTTCGGACTTGAAACGGTTGAGCATCATCCACTGAAGAAATGTTGGAGAGGAAGAGATGGAAAGATAACTCAGGAGGAGCTTGCTTCATTCACTGGAATCCGGGGAAGAATGAATCAGGATGCGAGGGATGCCGCCCTCCTTGCTTGGAGTTACGTAGGCTTTCCTATTCGCGTGAATATCAGAGATTTATTTGGTAAATAGTGGTGATAAATCCGTCAAAAATGAGTAGATTTATATAAGCAAAATTTAAGTAAGTTATGAAGATTTTTACAAGTTATTTCGGTAGAAAAGCGATGCTTAAGAAGGCAGGAATTGTCCCTATCTGCATTGCTCTGTGGAAGCCAAAGTGGTACGAAGGATTGCAGTTGCTCCAGGTGGCACCGAAGGCTTTTATGCTCAAGGAGGACTTGACTCGGCAGCAGTACATTGATTGCTACAAGAGGTATGTCACAGACAGACTCAGAGTCGAGCAGGTCGTAAATTGGATTGAACAATTAAGCGGAGGCAAGGATGCAGCCTTGCTATGCTATGAGAAACCGGGTGACTTCTGTCATCGCCATCTCCTCGCACAATGGATGACCGAGCAAAGCGGTCTTGTTGTGGAAGAATGGGAGCCTGACGGAGAACAGCAGAATCCGGAACCAGTCAAGGCAGCGCCTCCAGTTCTTGAAGAACCCACACTGTTTTGAGTATGGATCAGCGGATAACTGAACGAACATTTGGTATGGAGATAGAAATGTGCAATGTCGATAGACTGCACGTTTCTCTCCCTGCAGGGTACTCCTGGAGTCAAGATGAGTCCATCTTCAACACTGACGGAACTGTCAGCAAGAGATTCGGAGGAGAAGTCAATACCCCACCTCTCAGACTATGCCATAAGGACAGAGATGACCTTATGACGATCTATTTTGAAATGGCTACGGCAGGTGGACGATTGAAGTGGTCCATTGATACGCACGTCCACATATACGCAGGAGATTTGTCTGTAGAAGAACTGAAGCGAATCTTTTTCTTCGCCTACTTCCTGACTCCGTATATCAATCAGCACAACAACTTCGGAGAATGGAATGACAAGGTGTTCAACTGCCAGCCGGCCATCACGGAGAGTTACTATCAGCGAATCAAGGCTTGTGAAACGATGCAGGATATTCAGAACGTCCTTTCCAATCAGAGCAGGAAAGGCTACATCCGTTTCCTCATCAACATAGCGGCTGTGTTCAAGACAAAGACCATAGAGTTCAGATGCTTCAATGCTACGGACCAGTACAAACTGGCCGAGAATTGTGTCCTGGCCTCCTATCGTATGTTTGACTATGCCGTGAACCACACAGAGGATGACTTCAAGGCCATCAGCTCCTATGAGGAGTTCGTAAGGCTTCTGAAATTGCCGAAGGAGATGCCTCCGATGATCTATCCTCTGTTGTATCAGGGCAATCCGTACCATCCGAAGGAGTGCTTTATGGCGAAGGCTCTGGACAGCAATCAGAAGATGGTCAAGGCTCTGTTGGACCAGAAGCTTGATGAGATTTGCTGTGTCAATCCGAACCTCTATTCCTTTGAGAGTTCTCTGTATAAGAAAGTCAAGTTGAAGATATACAATCAGAATGACTACTGCCATCTGATGTATCTTCTTGCCACTGGGCAGCAGACTCTCACATTCAGCGACAGATTGTCGTGGCTTGAGGAGTACAATGACAACACCCCTCTGTGTCAGGTAAGTCTGTTGCTTCTCATAACCAAACTCAGAAAGGTCATCGAGGGCGGCAATGATTTCAAGGATGAGCAGCTTGATGCCTACAAGGAGAAGTTTGAGATATCCATTGCGAATATGCAGGAGAAGGCTAACCTCCTTATCGATATGCTGAACGGCTGCGAGTATGTCTATGGGACGTACCACGATGCAGTCGAGAAGGAGAAGAACATCTTGTTTCAACTCACTGGTGACAAGATATCCAAGAGAGTGTTCGGCATCATCAAACGGTACTGCAATATCCAGGAATATGGTGCCAAGCCTACTGACTACTATGAACTTGTCGAGAACATCCCTGACGGAGTGAGGTTCTTCGTATTCAGCGAATCGCCATACATCTACAATCTCCACAAGATTGCTTGCTTCGACACCGGGAAATCGAAAGGCTTTGGCAAGTTCCTATACAGCAACAGAGAGAGCGAAAAGACTTCTGCCATCATACAGAAGGACAATGTTGTGCCTGAGGCGAACTATCTTCTGCCTCCAGATGACCTTGTTATCGATGAACCGTCACTGTTGCAGATCCGCAGATGTGCAATAGACTTCAGTATCTTGCAGAAGGCTTTTGTGTACAAGGTCAATTCTTTCAAGACACCCCTGATAAGTTTCGTTGTTATGTACGGAGATTACCTTCTCGGAGGCTTCGGCTTCCTGCAATCTCCGGGACATGACTACGACATAGAGCAGTTGTGTGATTTTGCTACGAACAACAAAATCGACAGACTCTCGAAACTGATCCTGATGTGCCTTCTGTCTAAGGAGGTCAAAAAGACTCTTAGCAGGTTCAACAGAATGAACGTTGAATCAGTGTTCACGATTGCCTACACGAAGAAGCCGGTATCGATGAAGTACAGAGGTCTGTACACTAAGGTCAAGGAAAGATGCACAGACAACTCGTTGTTCTACGCATCCACTCTCGGAAAGTTCGCAGATGCGAAGGAAATAGTAGAAACCTATATCAAGTCAGTCAATGAAAAAGCAAAAGGATAATCTTGAGCAAAGATGGGTGTATGAGGTCGTGCCCATCGATCTGATTGATGATGCGGAATTGAACGCAAATCAGATGACGGAAGAAGAATTCACGCAACTCTGCGAGAATATCGGAGCCAGTGGCCTCAGTTCAGTTCCTTGCTGTTATAAGAGGGAGAACGGACGGTTTACCATCATCAGCGGCCATCACAGAATCAGGGCCTGCAGAAAGGTCGGATTCCGGTCCATCGGCATCCTCTATATGCTTGAGTCGGACTTGACCAAAGATGAGATTATTGCCATCCAGTTGTCGCACAACTCGCTTCACGGAAGCGACAACAAGAATATCCTCAAGACTCTGTTTGAGAGCATCAAGAGCATCGACTTCAAGAAGTTCGCCCACATCAATATCGATGAGATTGGCAACCTCGATATGTCCTCGATTGCGGCCCCTCTGGAAAAGGAAACGTTCACTGTTTCCCTTGTTCTGTATAGCAGGGCAATGCAGCACTTGGAGGAACTTATCGGAGAAGTCCGTGAGGCCATCAAGAAAAGCGATGTCGTGATTATGGCTGAGGATGAACCGAATGAGGAGTTGTATCTCAAACTGAGCAAGGAGATAAATAAGAAGCTCGAAATCAAGAGTCCGAATGTCATCTTCTCGAAGATTCTCGAACTCGCATTATTGTCATTAAACCAGATGTAGATATGATTTACGTTGTAACCACAAGTAGAGAGCAGGAGGCTTTGATGCCTGATGCTCGTTTCCAGTGCTTCAAAGATGTATTCGGAAACAATGCCAAACTGATTCTTGTTAATTCCGGGACCGACTTCGGATTCCTCGATGCTGACAAGGATGTAGTGATAATCGAAACGAGGGCATCTGACATCGTTGACAAAATTGTCGCTACTGGTGTGAGAACCACCTATGAAACCCTGGACACTATCAGACTGACATTCGACAAGGAGGAGAGCAAGGCGCTTCTCGCTGCTGTCGGTGTTCCTACTCCTAAGACTGTATTCTACGGAGATGTTGCTGACGGAGGTCTGTACTTTGTCAAACCGCTACACGGAGAGGACAGCAACTGCGTTGACGATGCCTCTATCTGCCATAACATCCAGGAGGTCGAAGCAAAGGTCAGTCAGATTGAAGATGAACTCGGAGATCAGGCTCTGATTGAAGAATTTATCGATGGACGTGACTGCACTGTCGGACTCATTATGAACTACAAGACTGGAGTACCTGACTGCTTTCCGGTCATCCTCAGTTATGAGAGCAAGAACGGCATCCTCACACACGAACTGAAGTTTGCCGAGATAGACAGAAGCACTCCTCTGCGTGATGAAAGGCTTATGGACTATGCTCGAAAGGCATTCAAGGCAGTAGGCGGTCAGCGGATTATGAGGATAGACTTCAGAATGGCGAAGAATGGCGAGTTCTATCTGATTGACCTCAATCTGTTCCCTTGTCTGGGCAATACGGACCACCTCGCAGGATGTGCGAAGGTCTGTGCCGGCATTGAGTATGATGAGTTCCTGAAACGGATTGTTGATACGGCCACCAAACGCAAGTAGTATGAAAAGACCTACATTCAAGAGGATTGTCGAAATCTATGAGAAGAAGGCTGCCAATGTATCGGCCACCTGCACAGCCTTGAATGTTTCCAGGACTCAGTTCTACAAGTGGAAGAATAGATATCCGAAACTTGCGGAAATGCTCGATGAGGTCGATGAGTCACTTCTTGACTTTGCTGAAAGCAAGCTGATGGAGAAGGTTCAGGATGGAGATAATACCTCTCTGATTTTCTTCCTCAAGACCAAAGGAAAGAAGCGCGGATATGTCGAGCAGGTAGAGCAGAAGGTCGAGATCAATCCGTTTGAGGAGTTGATGAAAGCATTGCCGGACGAAGATTGATATGGTTTCAGACAAGGCCATACAGAAGATGTTGTTATGGCGAAATGACTGGAACCGCTTTGTCAGAGATGTTCTCAAGGCAAAACTTGACAAGGAACAGCAGGACATCATATCGTCAGTTCAGCACAATCCGATGACTGCAGTAGCATCGGGGACAGCACGCGGTAAGGACTTCGTTGCCGCGTGTGCCTCGTTGTGTTTCCTCTACCTCACTCCCAGATTCGACAAGCAGGGAAACCTCGTAAAGAATACGAAGGTCGCAATGACAGCACCTACTGGTAGGCAGGTGTCGAACATTATGACTCCTGAAGTCAGAAGGCTGTTCAGAGCGGCTAAGTTCCTTCCGGGAAGGACAGTCGCAGATGATATCAGAACGGACTATGAGGAATGGTTCTTGACTGGATTCAAGGCAGGTGATGACTGCACTGAGGCCTGGTCCGGATTCCACGCAGTCAATACGATGTTTGTAGTAACAGAGGCTTCAGGTATCTCAGAAGTGACCTACAATGCCATCGAGGGTAACTTGCAGGGAAACTCACGAATGCTGATCGTGTTCAATCCGAACATCAGTAGTGGATATGCTGCGAGGGCGATGAAGTCTGACCGTTTCACGAAGTTCCGTCTGTCATCCCTCAATGCGGAGAATGTCGTATCGAAGGAGAACAGAATACCTGGACAAGTTGACTATGCTTGGGTTGCAGACAAGGTGAGCGAATGGGCCATCCCTATTCAGGAACGTGATTACGATGAAGGAGAGGGAGATTTCAGATGGGAAGGAGGTTTGTACCGTCCGAATGACCTTTTCAGAGTCAAGGTCTTGGGTATGTTTCCTAAGGTATCTTCAGATACTCTCATACCGTATGAATGGGTAACACTGGCCAATCAGAGGTGGGAGGCATTCGTTGAAGAAAACGGCCAGGATTATGTACCTCCGAAAGTTCCGATGCGGCTTGGTGCCGATGTTGCAGGTATGGGTAGGGACAGTTCCTGCTTCATCCCTCGATACGGCAACTTTGTCCAGTTTATAGACCTCTATCAGTCCGCAGGCAAGGCGGACCATATGCACGTTGCAGGACAGATTGTGGCAAAGCTCCATTCGAGCAAGGCCCCTGGTGCAAAGGCTCTGATAGATACCATTGGAGAAGGTGCCGGAGTCTATTCAAGGCTTCAGGAACTTGGAGAGGTGGGTGCTGTGTCCTGCAAGTTCAGTGAAGGTGCGAAGGGCCTCAAGGACATTACTGACCAGTACACTTTTGCCAATATGAGAGCCTATCTGTTCTGGTGCATCCGGGACTGGCTCAATCCGAAGAATAATACTGGCGCTATGCTGCCGCCCAATGATATGCTCTGTGAGGAACTGACAGACATCCACTGGAAGTTTCAGAGCAACGGAGATATCATCATCGAGAAGAAGGAGGAGATCAAAGAGAGGTTAGGCCGTTCCCCTGATACTGCCGATTGCCTCGCAAATACGTTCTATCCAGTGAAGAATGAGGCGGTTTACAGTGAGGCCCAGTTGCTTGATATGTTCGGATAAATTGTTGCAAATCGAAACACTTTACTAACTTTGTATCCATCGATAAATTGTTGCAACAGATGAAACCACTTGAAGAAATTTTTGCTGAAGGCAGAACTCCGGATGAAATCATTACCGATATGAGTTCCTATGCCAAAGACATCCCCACTTGGGGAGAGTTGCGAAAGCAGTACGAACCTAAGGAGCATCCGATCAAAAGCGATTCGTCCTTGAGGCCTAAGGAGAAAACAAAGAACGGCATCCGTGATGTGCCGGCAAAGATTTGTTATCCTGCCGAGAAGATTGTTACCAGGCGAATGGTCCAGATGGCATTCACAATCCCGGTAACTCGTGTCTATGGAGGCTTTGAGCCAAACGACACAAAGGCGAAGGAGTTTGCAGATGCCATCGAGAAGGTCTATAAGGCCAATCGAATCAACAGTGTTAACAAGAACAGAATGAGGGCCTATTTCGCTGCTTGCGAAGCGGCCACTGTATGGTTTATCACGGAAACCGAGGATGAACACACCACATACGGATTCAGTACTAATGCGAAGATTCGATGCCGTAGTTACTCTCAGATGGACAAGAAGTTCTCGAAGATTGATGAGGCTACCATCTACCCTATGTTCGATGATAGTGCCGATATGGTCGCTCTCGGCTTCAAATATAGTGTCCAGGTATCAGGCAATGTCGTTGAGCATTTCGATTGCTACACGGCTGACAAAGCCTACTACTACACATCGAAAGACGGTGGATGGGACAGAATTGAGAAGGTCAATCTCCTCGGCAAGATTCCTGCAGCATACTGCAATAGGCCGGAGCCTATCTATGCCGATATCGAGGACAACAGAAATGAGATCGAGTTCACGAACAGCCGCACCTCAGATGTTGTGAAGAAGAACTCAGCACCTATCATTGTCCTCAAGGGAACACTTGTGGCAGGAGATGCACCTTCATCCGATACCGGACGTGAGGCATACCAGGTCACTGGAGAGGGCGCAGGTGTTGACTACCTCCAGAGTCCTATGGCCATAGATCAGACCACAAGGCACATCAACACTCAGAAGCAGATGATTGCCGAGATTACCCAGTTGCCTGACCTCTCTCTTGAGAACATCAAGGGACTTGGTGCCATAAGCGGTGAGGCAAGAAAGACCTTGCTGACAGATGCCCATATGAAGGTCGGTGAGGAAGCCGATGAAATCATTTGGTTCTTCGATAGGGAGTTCTCAGTTCTGAAGGAACTTGTGGCCAGTCTGAACGAAGAATGGAAGCCTTATGTCCACACTCTGACTTGTCAGCACAACATCACTCCGTTTGTCCAGAACGACAAGGCTGCACAGACAGATGTCCTCGTTAAGCAGGTTGACGGTGGCCTCAAGTCAAGAAGGACTGCGATGGCAGAACTCGGTGACTATGATAACGTGGAAGATGAGATTGCCATCATAGATCAGGAGCAGGAGGCAGAATCAGAGAGAGAACGAGTTACCAACATCTTTGAAGGAGCTGAATAGTGCCGACCAAACTCCCAAACTTCACGAAGCAGAATAGCGCCCATCTGAAAAGGATTGAGCGCTATGCTTCGTTGTTGAAAGTTCTGTTCGACTCGGCCTCTGATGAATACTGCAAGATTGCTTTCAAGGCAGATTATGACGGGAAGCACCAGTTTTACTTTGAGGACTATCCGAAACTCGTGAAGCAGGCTGATGAGGTCACAGCGGCATTGGCCAAAAGTATTCAGAAAGTCATCCTGAGAGGAACATCCTCGGAATGGGATAATGCCAATGAGGAACTTGACTCGATTGTCAAGAATCTCCTCAGTTCTCAGGGCATTACAGCGGCCTCAAAGCTCGAACCCTTCCAACGGTACTTCAACAATCACGAGGGCGCTCTCAAGGCTTTCCAGACACGCACAACCAAAGGGATGGTTCTGTCTGACAGAGTATGGAACATAGCTGAAACTCGGAAGATAGAAACCCAGTGCGCCTTGTCGATTGCTCAAGGCAAGTCTGCACAAGAACTGAGCAGGAAAGTAAGGCAGGAACTCCGTGAACCTCACAAGTTGTTCCGCAGAGTCAGGGATGAGTTTGGAGAACTACGGCTCTCGAAGAATGCGAAGGCATACCATCCGGGGCAAGGTGTCTATCGTAGCAGTTACAAGAATGCTATGCGCCTTGCCAGGACTGAAATCAATATGGCCTATCGTACTGCAGAACTTGAGAGGTACGATGATCTGGACTTTGTTGTAGGCTTTGAGGTCAGGAGAAGCACTACTGGATATGACTGCCCGGTCTGTGAGCAGTTGGCAGGCAAATATCCGAAGTCCTTTGTGTTCACTGGTTGGCATCCTCACTGCCGTTGCTATATGGTGCCAATCCTCAATACTGATGAGGAGTTCGAGAAGCAGAACGAGGCCATTATGAATGGCGAGTCATATTCCGGGAATAGCGAGAATGAGGTTACTGATGTTCCGAGAGAGTTCAGGGAATGGATCAGGGACAATAAGGACAGACTTAACCTTGCGGAGAAGCACGGAACAGAACCATTCTTCATCAAAGAGAATGAATATTTTGTTGACAGAGCCAAAGAAGTCAAGTCGCAGTCACTCTCTGTAATTGAGAAAGACGGTTATCAGGTGTCCATCAAGGATGCTTCAGATAAAGACCTGAAGATAGCAGAATCCGAAAAGGCTTGGCTTGCAAGCGAGTTCTCAAAGGCAGACTATGTTGTCCTCGATAGAGAGATGACAAAAGCCTTTGAGGAGCTTGGAATCTATGATGAAGATATCTCCAGATATATCAAGTTCACTCCGGACAAGAACGAGTTGTATATTAGGTTTGAGGGATATGGCAAAGAAGGCAGTGTAAATGTGTCCAGGTCTTTCTACCACAACGGAGAGAACTTGGGTGTGTATCACAATATGTTCTCCATTCCGGCCAAACTGCAAGGACGTGGAACCAGTAGGGCGGTTCTTGGTGCCTTCCTTGAGCAGTATGAGAATATGGGAGTCAAGGAAATCACACTGCAGGCCAATTTGAATGTCGGTGGCTATGCCTGGGGACAATACGGCTTCAAGGCTATGAAGCAAGAAGTGGATTACATCATAAGAAACGCAGTAGAAAAGAAAGTGCTTCCTCATTCAGCACTGGATGATGCAAAGAGAATAGTGGATGATTTCTACAAGCATCACTCAGAAACAGAGTTGTTCCCTATGAAATATCTTTCAAGCCAGGCTTATGGGAAGGATCTGTTGATGGGAGAATCGTGGGAAGGACAGCTTGATCTGACAGATAAGTCAGCACTCAGGATATTCAAGAGGTACATCTATTTGCGATAGTGGAGTTTTGCTATGGCCTTGTCATACTCCTCGACAGATATCCCGTGTTCCTTGCAGGCTTTTGCCTTAGGCATACCCTGCTTGATAGCACCGAAGATACTCCAGATACGAAGGTCCTGGCGAGGCATCTCGGTTTCAAGCAATTCTGCGTGCATCTCTGTTGTGAGTTCTTCTTTCATAAGACAGATGTTTCGGCAAATTTATGAATTGTTTGTGAAAGGACAAGCACGATACGTACAAAATTTGGATAATCCATTGAAAATTAAGGTGATATATTTGTATAATACAAAACTTATTTGTAGATTTACACATCCAAATAACACCCCCTCAAGGTGCAGTAAGTAAGTTAAGAACGAATGGCGAATCACTCTCAACTCCAAAGATTACAGCAAGATAAGATTGCCGTGTCCTTCACGGCATAGTATAATTATGTTTCACAATCAAAGTAAGTAAGTTCATGAAGGAAGAAGTTTTTACAATCACAAAAGCAAATGCGATTGCCGCTTTTGAAGCATCTGATGCAGCAGGCAAGGTGCTTCTGGAAACACTGTTCGGAAAGGAGCAGTTCAGGAAGAAGAACGTTATGGACAGAATCAAGTCCTATGAGGATGCCTGCAATGAACTCGGCATTGAACCGATAAATGAGGAGGAACTTCTGAAGGTCGTTGACCATCACATAGTGTCCTTGCTCAAACTGGAAACCATCACTAAGGCTCTGAACGAAGGCTGGAGAAATCCTCAAGACCTCTGTACTGATGCCTATTATGTCTGGTACTGGCTCTATGAGGAGTCTGACCGTAACAACATCAGCAAAGAAGAACGCATCGTTGATGTTGATATGTCGAAGTATCTGAGTAATGGCGGTTTCGCTTGCTCGTACTCGGGTAGCGATCCCTCGTATACGCGCACGGATCTCGGTTCTCGGCTTTGCTTCAAATCACATGAACTCGCAATCTACGCTGCGCAGCAGTTCGCGCCCCTCTATATAGATTATCTGATGTACGAAAAGTAGTAAGTTATGGAAAGTCTTAACGCAGTCAAGTTGAGAGGAATAGTTGGCACTATTCGCATCTCTCAGATCAGTGAAACGAAGGTCGCACGGATGAGTGTGGCCACGAACTATGCCTACCGTGACAAGGATGGCAATGCTGTCATTGAAACCACCTGGCACAATGTAGTTGCTTGGGAAGGCAAAGAAATCATCGGACTGGAGAGCATCGAGAAAGGCTCGAAGGTCGAGGTCTTGGGAAGACTCAGAAGTCAGAGATACACCGGAGAGGACGGAGTGGAGAGGACCACGTATGAGGTTCTTGCCAGGTCCCTCAAGGTTCTCGATGAGAACGAAGTCCTCAGTATGGAAATGTAGTAGGTGTGGACATTCAACTTCTCAGACAGATGTTAGAGGTAATGCACCCTACAAACTTGCGAGGAGGTACAGTTGGAATGCACTGCGGAAACTGCCTCTATTTCGAGAAATGCAAGAGAACGGATTTCAACTGCACCTTCGACAAAGTGTGTGACAAGTGGAATAACAATCAGAACAAGGAATAATATGGAAGACCAGGAATTAAAGGAACAGAGAGAGAAGGAGTACAAAGAATGGTACAGACTCATCACTCTCCACAATGGGCAACGTGCGTTTCTAGACATCAGACAGATTGTCGAGATTGGCGAAACTAAGATTGCGAAACGTTTGAAGCTCTATCGGTACGATTTGAAGTTGAAGGACGGAAGATCGTTCAGAATCTCAAAGCGGTCCTTCTTTGAAATCACGAAGGAACTGTATGCGTTGTCAAAGAAAGGCGAATGTAAACTCAAGTAGGTATGATGGATGAGAAGAAACTGTATCAAGCCATCCTTCGAGAGTACGGTGAGGATAATCAGATCAAGATGTGTATCGAGGAATGCTCTGAACTCATCAATGCTCTGTGCAAGAGGTTCAGAGGTAGAGGCAAGGACGCAGATGTCATCACAGAGATAGCAGATGCCACGATAATGTGTCAGCAGATGGCCCTTCTGTTTGGCGAGGATGAAGTCAAGGCTGAGATTCTTCGCAAGCAGGAGAGGATGATTGACAGAATGAAAGGCAGGCTTTCCCTCAGAGAGATTGCCTACATCGAAGGACGTGAAATAACAGAACCCCTGGCAGATGAACTGCCGTTTGACAATCCATTTTGAAATGAGAAAGATTATTGAACAGATAGAGAGAGTCCGCTCTCTACAGAAAGAATACTTCCGGACAAGGGATAAGGTCGTGCTCTCTGAAAGCAAGTCTGCAGAACGAGAACTCGACAGACTCCTGGCAGAACAGAAACAGAACGAAGCAACCCCTATTACTGAGGAATGGCTTGCATTCCACGGATTCAGCAAGCAGTACGAAAAGAACCACCTCGGAGAACTCTGCAAGTACGAATGGGAAAGCGGTTTTCAGCATCTCATCCTCTGGAAGAACAAAGGCCGGTTCGAGTGCGGTATGCTCGGCAATTGCCCTATCAAGACTCTCGGTGACCTCTATGTGGCCATCGACTTGCTTAAAATAGATTTCGAGTAGTATGGGACGTATTTTCAAAGCAAAGATTGAAGGTGACTGGAATGATCCGGACGGAATCAGAGTCACATCGTTTGCCAATAGGCTCATCCCTCTCGGACTATTCAAGGCATTGAATGATGCTGTCCACGAGGTCATAGATACCTACAATGGCAAGTTCTATTGGAGAAAGCTCTACATCAAGTTCGATGACAAGGATGGGACAAGATATGAGCAGTATGACGGACCTGATGAGAACTCTCCTTGTACTGGGTGTGTATTCCTGCGAGATAAAATATGTCAGCACCCTCACAAATGGGATGGCTCCAAAGGCTTCTGCAATAACCCTTATAGAATAGCGAAGGAGGACTAATATGGAAACAAATAGATTCATCAATACGTGGCCCTGGGGAAAAGAGATAACCCACGTTTGCAAAGATGGACTCGGATATGTGTCACTGACATTCGAGAAAGGCTATGACTTCTGCTTTATTCACGATTTGGTGGTACACGAATCGGTACGAAAGCGAGGCCGAGGTCAGGCTCTCCTTGATCTGGCTGAGAAGGAGGCCATCGACAGTTTCGGCAAAAAGGCAACATCCCTAAGAGTTATTCCGAGTTCTTGGATGAAGGAATGGTATGAGAGGAACGGATATACAGAATGGGAGGATAGTCCTTATGGAAGTGTCAAAGGATATGTGGAGATGCGAAAGGAACTCCCAGTAACCTTCAATAAGATTGCTGAGGAATACATTGCAGGCTGCAAGACCTGCCGTGAAGTTTCAGACGCAGAAGAACACGGAGTCATCTCCTTCGCTTGTAGCCTTGATTCCGAGGCTTTCTACAAGAAGATGCTCACAGAGAACGATTGATATGGAAGAAATCATCAAACTACTGGCAGACCAGTCCGGGAACACTGAGGTCGTTTGTGCCGATAAGGAGAAGGCGGTGAAGAACCTTGCCAACCACATTGTGAAAGACTTGACTCAGGGGAAGCACGATGCGCTCGATCTGTTATTCTCGGTCACTGTCCACGTCCTTGCAATGGAGCCAACCGGCAACTTTGCGAAGGAGTACACTCAGAACCTCATAGCCAGTGCAGACAAGTACAGAAAAGGCTACAAGGAGGAATTTGAATTGATACAGAAAGCAAATGGAATCCCAAGTTGATATGGAAAAGATAATCGAAATCGATGGAAAGAAGTACCGGGAGCTTTACTACAACCCCTGCTCTCGATGCGACCTCAGACCAGAGGTCACTCACAAACCCTGCCCGGTAGAGGAATGCTCTGACGGATTGTACTACAAGGAAATCAAGGAGAAGTAATATGGCTATCCCAAAGAAGATTCGAGAAGCAGTCTATGCCAAGTTCGATGGCCACTGCGCCTACTGTGGCTGCGAAATCACTATGAAGGATATGCAGGTTGACCACATCCAACCAGTGATGCGGAACTATGATGAATCCACAGCCGAACACTATGGATGGGGTAAGAAGGGTACTGATGACCTCGACAACCTGAATCCGTCCTGCAGGCAGTGCAATTTCTACAAAGGGATGGGCAACATCGAGGATCTGAGGAGGAAGATAAGCAGTTGGCTCGACTACAAGCACACCTTTGCCACGAAACTCGCATTGAAGTACGGCATCCTGGTAGAGCATAAATGGGATGGCCAGTTCTACTTTGAGAAGGTCCGGAAGGCGGCACTTGAGGCACAAAACACAGAGTATGATTACGGCCACAATGTTTGCCACCATCCATCAGAAGAATGACTCCAGAAAAGGAGTCCAACAATGGGAGCCTTCTTTGCTCCCAGTTCTAACTTACTTCGTTGCAGGCTGTCGTGAGATATCCTGCAACTTTCTTCGTAAAATACGCACAATACATTGATAATCAGAGTGTTATGTTTGGAAAATACAAATATAATTTGTAGATTTGCATATCCAAATCATACTCAAAAGTAAGTTAGAAAGTTATGACGAAACAAGACATTGTACGGTACATCGCTGATAAGGCTGGCCGTAAACTCTCAGCAAACTACATCGCAAAGGTCGCAAGAAAGAGGAGTTCGGAGGCTCTGGCACGAATCGTTGATTTTATGGATGCGGACCAGGTTTCTCCGGCATTCGCTTATTCGGTAATGACAAACGGAATCTATGAGTAAGGCTATGAAAGAGATTCAGATTGTTTACACGAAGTACGGCAATGCTCCTATGAGGGTGTTGGATGAGAACCAAGAGAAGTTCCTTGACGGTTACGTTCCGGAAGATGAGTGTTGTACCACTGGAGAGGAGATGGAGGCAGTGGACAAGGCGCTTGACCTCTCAGAACTGACTGTTGACAACCTCCGGGCAACCAGGAACGCAGTGGTTGTGTTCTACCACAACAGAAAGGCAGATGAGCAGGAGAAGGCAGAAAGTGATCCGTATCCGGCAACGTGCTTCGTGACCAAGCGGTACAATGACCTCACGAATGCGATGATGTCTGTAACGGCTGTAATTGACCACCACATCTTCCTGGGCGGTGGCAGAGTATAAATGTTCAACCAGTAAAAAGAAGTAAGTAAAGTTATGGAAGAATCAAGAACAACAAATGCCCTCAAATGGAGGGAAACAAAGGTCATCGTTAAGGATGGTCAGAAACTGAGAGTCACAGTAACGGTCAAGTTGACAGATGAATGCAAGAACGGCTACTGCACTTTCTCCATCACGTTTGACATCGAAAGATGGGTCAGTAACAACAGATGGTGCGATTACGGAGGTGGAGCCTGCGGAGATGAATACTGCAAGTATTTCGATGGTCTGCAGAGATTCAATGACCTGCACCTTTCCAACTATCTCGGACAGCCGATGTATGCTGTTGAGAACACGATGTACTACATCTCTCAAGAGAAGAAGGAAACCACGATGAAGTGTGCTAGAATCACAGAGTCTGAGTACGATGCCCTCCAGTTCGCCTGCAAGACAAAGGACAAGGTGTATTTCAAGTTCCAGTTGCATCAGTTGGGAATTATCAAGAGGTGGAAGGAAGAAGCTGATGAGTTCATCCAGTTCCTCGAAGGAAAGACTGGAATGAAGTGGGTTGATCCGTACAAAGGAGAAGGCAGAGTCCATGTCAAGCCTCTCACTGAAGATGAACTGAAGCACATAGAAGAAGGCGAGTGGACAGAGAAAGCCATCCTTAAGGCCGAGAAGAAACGCAAGGAACTGATGAAGAAGGCAGCTCTCCTCAAACTCAAAGAGGAACACGAACTGAAAATTTGGCACGAGAACAAGGAGTACGAAGTCGAGAAGTATCTCCTGGAGAAAGGCTATGAAGACTGCAATATGATATACTATCCGCACAAGAAAGTGGTAGAGTTCAACTGGGTAAGTTGGAAGCCTTCGTTCACTATTGATGACTACAATGTTCTGATGAGTGATAACAGAAAACCGAAGGATGTTGACTATGTTTGGAAAGAACCTCAGTCAAAGTAGTTGCCAATAGGTTGAGTATCAATGAAATAGTAAGTCGGCAGAGAGTGGGTTTCATCCCACTCCTTCGTGACAAAGTTAACACTAAAAAAGAGAGCAAATGGACAAGAATTTAGCAGTAACGTGTAGCAGTTTAGCAGCCAAGCAGATGAGAGAGCAGTTTGAGAGCCAGTCATCTGAGAAATGGGTTGTGATGTATCTCAACAACGAAGGCAAGCCAGTAGATATGAGAGAAGTGGCAGGAGGCTTCGAAAGTACAGAGGCCGGAGTCAAGCAAGTCACTAAGATTGCGCTTGACAATGATTGTCTGGGAATAGTCATCGCACATAACCATATCGGCAGATCAGTGGTCCCGGACAAGAATGACCTTGTGATAACATTTCATCTCAGAGATGTTCTTAGGAACTTCAATATCGCTCTTATGGACCACCTGGTGTTTGATGGCAAAGCAGACACCTACTACTCATTCGCAGAGGAAAGGACAGAAAAACTGGTGTGAAGTGTTGCAAATTGAAACAGAATTACTATCTTTGCAGTTGAAGGCTGGTGCAATATGCCGTAAGTACATCGGTGGTCAGCACGTCGGATTGAAACCCCGGAGATTGCGTGGAAGTCGCAGCCTTCCAATATGCGTGGATAGCTCGTCTTAGAAAGAGCGCCTTGCTTCCAGTAAGGAGATGTTGGTGCGAATCCAACTCTGCGCTCGACCATTCTAAAGATTCCCGGCCACAGCCGAAGACCGGGCACAAAGGCAAGATTCATTTGAGTTTTGCCTTTTGTTGTAGCCATTCAGTAAGAAAAAGTTACGGAAAGTGTTGCATATTGAAACACTTTGTGTATATTTGCATCGAGCTACAGCAGAACCGAAGTGGCTTTCTTTCGTAACTTACTGAAGCCTGCTGCCCTCTGCGGTAGCGGGCTTATTTATTAACAAACAGTAACGTTATGCCAACAAAGAAAGAAACTGTCTACGGACTGATGAAACCTAAAACTGCTTCGTTAGGGTTCACCAAAGATGAGTTGATGACTGTCTGCGCCTCTATCGCAGGAAGGTTCGACTCGAAAGAAGAAGAAGCTACGGAGGAAGAAATCAATGCGGAGATCGATGCAGTGCTTCCGTACCTCCAGTTATCTCAGAGTGCTGCGAACAGAATCGTTCAGCAATCTAACCCCAAAAAGAAAGAGCCAAAGAAGGCCAAGAAGAACAAGAAATCAAAGTCTGAGGAGAACGATGACGATGATGATGACGATGATGATCATCACGATTCGGACGATGACAATGATGACGATGTGGATGATGATACTCCTAAGTGGGCGAGAAAGCTCATCAAGGACAATCAGTCACTTCGTGAAGAACTCAGTTCAATGAAGGCCGAGAAGACTCACGGTGACCTTATGACTGGAGTGAAGACCAGTCTGAAGGACATTGATGAAGGCTTCTATTCTATGGCACTGAACGGACGCAAGTTCGCAACCCAGGATGAGGCGGACCAGTTCGTCAATGATGTGAAGGAGAACTACAAAGCCTTCGCCAAGAAGATGAACATAAAGAGCCTCGCAGAAGTCACACCACCTAGAGGTGGCAAGAATGATCCGACTGAGCCTTCAGCAGAAGCCAAAGCGAGAGCAGAGGCAAGGAAGGCAGCAGTGGCAGGTGCTTCTCCGATTCAAGGTCTTCCTCAGCAGAAGTAGTTTTATGTTTAACCCCAAATTGTAATTGAGATGAACGTTAATTTCAAGTACAGTGAACCTGGCGCCAACGATCCGATTATCTTCGAGCAGGTGTTCGCAGAGAAACCGGGTGGCGGTATGGTTCCCAATCCTTCCTTTGACCTTCTTCCTGGAACGGCCATCGGAC